GAATGAGACATGATTAAGTGTTCGTGGTGCCTACAAGAGTTTGAAAACAAGTCAAAACTTATTGAGCATATAGAGAAATCTCACATTTCACAAGGTTAATATACTCAATATACCATTTACTATACATGAACACAAAACAATACAGAATTCAATGGCAAGAATTTAGTGCTGATGGTATCAAAATCAATGAAGGTATCCATTCAGACATTTATTTGACATTGGAAGAAGCAACTACACAACACAACTTAACTCTTTCAGACGTGATGAGAGAGTCCATAGTAAAAGAAACAGTATCTACAACACGAGACACAGTCTCTAGAAAATATGAGATAATGTAATACTGTTACTTCTCTATTATTATTTACGAATTAACAAATTATGCTAGTGCCATTAAACTACGAGAAAATAATGGAGAACTTTAGCCAATCAGTTAACGGATTAATTGATGATATTATTGCAGAGATAGACAAAATACAAAAGAACGACCCAGACCCAGAAAGAACAACAGCTCACATGGTTGATAGAAAGATTAGAGAGTGGTTCAATAAATCTGGTGGACTAGGTTATTAATTCTCTTTATAGTATTAATTCAAACTATCACATGTTCGGTAAAGAAAAGAAAGGCAAAAAAATTAGTTCCACAAAGTCAAAATCTAAAATTGATTTTTCAGATATAAGAGAAAGACTAGGTTTAACTGAACATGCACCAGAAGATAAAATTGCTTTTGAATTAAACAAACTTAAAGATAGAAGGAGATGGGGTATCTACGGCTTATCAGAAAAGGACTTCAAACAATTCGGTGTAAATCTATAAATTGGCATACGGTCTTTATCTAGAATTAGATCAAAAAACATGGTATCGTGGAGACTATTCAGCAGATAATAAATTAACAGGTACAATCTACACAGACAAGAATAAAACACAAGCAAAGAATTTATCAGGTTATACAGTTAAGATTAGAATATACAAGATTAGAAGAGTGGGAGACAGATTTAACAAGACAGCAACAATAGTATCAGCATCTAATGGTACATGGGAATATGCAGTACAAGATGGTGAAATGCCAATCTTTGGTTTATATGAAGTTAAAGCAGAAATCTCAAAAGCAGATGCTAAAGAAAGCACATTAAATTATACAGAACTATTAGTATTACAAGGTGCATCAGGATGAGTATTCTAGACAGATTTAGACGAGTAGAGGAAACATCAAACGTTTCTGGAAAGACACCAGTAGCTAAAATACTAAAGAGAGATTGGACAAGAGAAAGACCAGAGAATATTACATTTGATAGACTAATTGATTATCATGACAGAACACCACAGATTAGAATAGCAGTAGCATCTTATTCAGAAATGATTACAGGTACAGATATGACAATTACATGTAAAACAGAAGATGCCCAGAGAGAACTAGATGATTGGATTAGACGTACAAACTTTTATGATAAATTTGAAAACCTAGTAACTACCATACTTATCACAGGCAACGGCATATTAGAGAAACTAGATGAGAAAGACGTACAAGACGTATTAGAAGTAGACATGTCAACCATACTATCAAAGAAAAGAGATGAGTTTGGTGAGTTAGAATGGTATGAACAAAGAACACAGAACGGTGGATTAAACAAACTAGGCGAAGGGCAATTAGGCAAATTTATTGAATTTAACTTAACATCTTACTCTAGACAACCATGGGGTAAATCATTATACTACTCCCTTGCAGTACCAAGAACAATAGGTAACAGAACAATGCCACCACTAGTAGAAGCTATGTGGGGTCTTGAAGATGCAATGGTATCTATTGTCCTAAATAACGCATATCCAATTACAACAATCACCTATAATGGTGCAAATGATGATTATCTAAGACAGGAAGCAAGAAGATGGCAGGAGTACAAACCAGGTGATAAAAGAGTACAGAAAGTTAAACCAGAAATAGAGTTCTTTGAGAGTGCAGGTAACAGTAAATATACAGACTTTGTTGCACATATACAAAAGACCTTCGAACTAGGTACACAATTTCCACACGATATACTAACAGGTGACTTTACCAGTAGGGCATCATCAGACACCACAGAGACCATCGTGCAAAAGAGAGTCAGAGGATACCAAAGATACCTAGCCAACAAACTAAAGCATGAGTTGTTTGACCCTATACTAATCAATCTAGGATATGACCCAGACAATGAAGATTGTCAAATTCAATTCACTACACAGAACGTAAAAGAGTTGGAAGTAGAACAGGTTATAGACATGAAAGAGAAAGGTGATATTACATTAAACGAGATGAGAGAGTGGGTAAAATCCAACATCGGTATTGAATTAACAGATGATAAGGAAATATTAGCAGATGAAGATATGAAGAAACAAATGGCAATATCTGCACAGAAAATTAAAGCAGACAACCCAGAACAAGATGATAAACCAGTAGATAAGAAAGAATTAGAGTCAGTGAAGCCTAAGAAACTAAGAATGTGTAAGATGTGTAAAGAGAGTCAACATGCATTTTGTACTAAGAAAGGTTGTCAGTGTAGAACTCAAGGAAAGTGTAGCCGAACATGACAGAGTTCGATGATATGACTAAAAGAATACTAGACAAGCTAGATGGTCAAGATAGTAAAATTGATGATCTATGTGGCAGAATGATGAAAATGGAGATAGCACTTAACTCACATTTCGACGATATAGAAAGAAAACAGTCAGGCAAAGACAGAAAGTTTTACATTATAATTGGTGCAATGGCTACCATATTTGCAGGATTCGAGATATTTCAAGGCGTGTTAGGTTAACATTGAAAGTATTAACAGTATTGTTAGTATTGTTAGTATGTACTAGTATGCCAATAGCATCAGCAGAAGATAGATTTGAGACCATGAGACATGAACATACAGATAATCCAACAGTATGTATAATGGAACCAGCAGAAGATTTACAGATTAGATTCTATCACTATCTATTACATGAAGCATATAACACTGTTATGGAATGGCAGACAGAAATGACAGAATTTTCACAAGGCGATTGGTACATGCCAATGATAATAGTAGAGTATGAGAATCATTTCGATAGACATGTTAGAGAGTTTCCACAATGTAATGTATTCATAGAGTTTGATATGCATAATACAGGAGATGTGGTTAACTCTACTGCATTAGGTTATACAGCGTTTGATTTTAGCAATTCAAGACATCAATATGCATACATTAAGGTGTATGTAACTGCTGAGAAATTAACATCAAAAGCATCAATATGCATAGGTTGTGATAGTAATGACATAGCAGAAGCACAGTTTAAAACAACAAAAAATAATGAATTTCTAGACGATTATTCAGTAAAGAAGATACTACTACATGAATTTGGACATGCCCTAGGATTAGGTCATTATGTAGAAGATAAGGACAAAAACAACAACCAAGACAGTCTTATGTATCCATTCATGTCTGCATTTTCACTAGATAATAAGAACGCAAAGATAGAACTAATAGACAAGATTCTTCTAGTACAGATGTATAGTTTTGACGGATTTGGTGGACATCAAGGCTTTCAACCAAGGTATTTTGAAATATCAGACCTTTTAAGAGATTGGATAGCATAATCATGCATGGATAAAATACTGTACTGTTCATGGTGTAATAATGATACATTCATACCTATTTCATCAAAATTAGCCAAATGTGAGAATTGTAAGGAAATGAAGGCTATAGACGTAGAAGATGAAATTACAGGCACAATAGCAGATGATTAATTCTCTTTATTAATTAATTAATTAATCTAGTATGAATATCAATCTAGAGTCATACACTAAAATTGATGAGAACGCAAAAATCTCAGGTGTAGCACTAATACCAAGAATCTCTAGAAATCAGAATCTATACACTAAAGAAGAATTAAAAAGATTTGACGGAAAAACAGTTCCATTAAATTGGGAACACAACCCAGACAAAGTAATCGGAAAAGCAACATTCCACTACAACCCAGACACAGAGACAGTATTTTATGAAGGTGAAATAACAGATCCATCAGCATCAATCCTAGCAAAGAACAGATTATTGTATACTAGTATAGAAGCAACTCCTACATCTGTTAAACATGTTTGTAACGGTCAGACAGATTGTTTTTCAATGCCTTATGGTCTAGTACCAGAAGGATTAGCAATAACAGAGACACCAGGAGTACCAGAGACATCAGTATCAATTATTGAGAATTATATCAAAGAATGTAATGACCCAGAAATGCATAAGACAATCACTAGAGATGGTAAAGAAACAAAACTAGACTTTACCCATGCCACATTAGAGAAGAAACAAGAAGTATTGTCTATTTTCAAAAAAATATCTGATGATCATCCAGAACCAATGATATACGACCAAATAGAATTACTCGAATCAATCATTAACGAAGATACCGAGAAACTAACAAAATTAGTTGATGATATGAAAGAAAGATACCTTTGCAAGTGTTGCAATGAGTTAAAAAAAAACCAGAATCAGTTGACCTAGGTGGCGATTGGTCTCACGCAGACATAAAGAAAAAGAAAAAGAAAATAAAACAATTTGAGTTTAAAGAATGTGCATGTGAATGGGCAGAAGTAGTCAAAGAACAAAGATACAAGGCATTTACACATACATCATCATTTGTAGGTAACGTAAGATATGACCAAGAATTACAGGAAATGACAGTCATATTAAACGGTCAAGAGTATGATTTTTGTGGTGTACCAGAAAGAAAGTATGATGCATTTGAAGGTGCAGACTCTAAAGGTGAGTATTTCAACAGGAATATCAAGACCCAACATGATTGTTAGTAGTTATATAGTGTTACAGTAAATATAGATTATAAGCAGTAATGAAGCAGAAAACGTATCTGTGGAGCTGTCTATTAATTCTCTTAATACCTTATATATAAAAACTATTAATGACTTGTAATTGTAACAAATCAAAAGAAACAAAAGAAGAGGAATGTCCAGAAGGACAATCTTTCGACGTTTCACAAGGTAAATGTGTTGCAAATTCTGAAAAGAAAAAAGAACAATTTGGCGATGCACCAGAATCTCAAAAAGCTGACTTAGCTGATTCTGATGTTGACACAGGCGACGTACAAAAAGTTGAGAATCAAGAGTGCCCACCAGGACACGCATACGATTCTGAGACTGAACAATGTATGCCAACTGCACCAGAAGTTCCAGAAATTGCAGACACAAAAGCAGACATTAGCAAGGAAAAACTAGCAAGACTAGAATCTGATATTGCTGAACTCAAAATGAAAGAGAAAAAACCAACTGCACAAGTTGGAGCTGACTCTGACGTTAAGAGCTTCGCAGAAGTTGCTAAAGAATATCCTAGAGCCCTTGAAACATACGGTACTTACAAATTCACTATCCCACACGGCACTCTCAGAAGTGTTCAAGTAGGTCGTGCAGATGCAAAGACTGGTGTTAAAGAAGCATTTAGAAATGTTCCAGCACAAATCACAGAAGCAGTATCATTATCAGGTACCCACGCAACTCAGGACTTAGACACTGACGTAGCAATTGTACCAGGTGGAATCTCTTTCATTCCTGTATTCCAATTTGCAAAAGTAAAGGAAATTGCAGCAGGAGCAGACAGAGCAAGATTCTTCAAAACTACACTTCCTTCTAACGGTTCACAAACTGTTGGTACAACACCATCAGAGGCTACACAAACAATTACATCCATTGAGGTAACTCCTTCAACTATCACAGGAACATATCTCATTGGTGACTTCGATGAAATTGAAAATTCTCCATTTGACTTACTTCAAGTTATCGTGGAAGGAAGCTCAGCATCATACGAGGACTTTGTAGCAACCGACATGTTAGACACCATCTCTAAAGAAGGTACACTAACAGCAGGTCTTTGGATACGAGCAGACACAGGTGCAACCATTACATCTTCTGATGTAGCAAGTGTTGCATTTGACGAAACAGGCGTAGCTTACGGAAGAGAATATCTTGAAAACCAAGGTTATCTCAGAGGTGGAGTAAAACCAGTTCTATTCTTACATCCAAAACAATGGCGTGAACTAATCACATCTACCAACGTTACATCATTAGCAACCAGAAGTGTTCCAGACATTTGGCTCAAAGCCCAATTAGAGGAACTTATGGGAGTTCAATTAGTTGTTACCAACGCTGTAGAGGCAAAAAATAACAGTACAAATGATGCATATAATGCAATCATGTGTATTCCAAAACACTCCTACGGAATTGGTATCAAGAGAGATGTAACAGTGAAAATGCACGAAATACCAGAAGATAACCAAGTTAGAGTAAACACTACTTGGAGAACAAAAGCTGGTGTTATCGACGGATCTTCAATCGTAAGAATCTCTTCAACACAATAGACGATTTAGTAATAGACGAACTCTATTCTAATCCTTTTTTTTCTTTTTTTTATCAATTTTTCTTGACCGTATAATTTATAAGACCCATATACTATTTACTTTCATGGATACAAAACAAGAAATCCAAGAATGTGTAGAATCTCTACTAAAGGCTAGTGATTTGATTGGAAAGTGTAAACCATTCATCCAAAGGTATGAATTTGGTATCTTTTATGATGAAATCACTCAAGCTGAGCGTGATATATACACAGTTGTGGAGTCACTAAGACAATTCAGGTATGGTAAGAGGGTAAACTAATGAACCAAGCCTGTGAAAGACACGCAAAGGAACTAACAAAGTCAAATCCTAGAATATGCAAACCAAAATATTGCATGTTTTGCAGAATGGAGAGAGTATTCAATGGAATTTGACCAAGTTCTTGAGAGACCTAACGGCAGAAAAGACAGAAAACTGTCCTACTACTGTTGGAGAGCACAGAAAGACCTTCACGGTAAAAGCCACAAATACTGTAAAGGTAGAACATGCAAGTGCTCATGTCACATTGAAGCATAATCGCTTCTTCCCTTCCCTTTTCATTATTTCTCTTTTAGAATCAGGAGCATAACCATACATGGCAGGTAATTATTACGAAATAAACGCATGTAAAGACCTACTTAACATAGATATTGATGATTCTGTAGAAGATGAATTGTTAAATCGCTTTGGCAGGGTAGCAAATCAGCATGTTGATAACATCCTAAAGGCACATGATGAAAGAATACCACTAAAAGTACCAAATGTACTAGCAGACATCAAAATGTGTGCAAATTACTATGTATGTTCATTATTCAGAGGTAAAAGAGGCGACACCGATTCAGCAAAGTTTTGGATGGAACAATCAGTAGCAACAATTAACGGCTTAATCATGAATTTAGAGATTGATGGAGCACCACAACACGTTGAACGCTTCACAGGCAGACGTTATACAGGAGATGGTGGCAATGGTCACTATTTGGCAGAGTGGTAATATGATTAATTCTCTTAATACATTAAATGAGAGGGATATATAATGCTGTTTCAACTACCAGAATCATGGGATATAACAAAAAGAATTGCAGAAGCAAGAGATGAATCTTTTCAATCTTGGGCAGATAAAACAAGATACTTATCAGAACAAGCACGTTCAGACAACGTTGTAAGAGTTCTATCATTCCCAGAAACAAGCCCATCAGGTAGAATTGACATGATTAAAGAATTTGATTATACACATAACTTAGTAACAAACGATGGAGAAATCTATTATGCAAAGAAAGGTGCAGGTGAAACACCAGCAACTAATGAAAACTTTGGTAGTGGTAGATTTGAAATTGGTACAACTGCTTATACAGAAGCAGAGACAGATACTTATCAACAATTTAACGTAAGTGGCTCTGGTGCCATTGCAAACTCTAGACAGGTATTTACATCTGGTTATCCTAAGACCAATGATACAGGTGACACAGATAATACAGGAGATGCCGTAGATGCAGTATCTTATGCAGTTAACTATTCAGCATCATCATGGAACGACAATGACATAGAACAAGGTGTAATTCATGACAATGCTAGTCCAGTGAACGCAACAAAATTACTATGTGCCTTCTCATTTACCAGTTTTGCCAAGACCAGTTCCGATACCCTCAAAATATTCGTCAATCACGCCTTCGAGAACCAGTAGAACAATGGAATCTCTCAAGAAGATGTTTGAGATGTTAAACAGACTCAATAACACTCCAAGTGCATCAGATTTTAGATTAGATGCTAAAGTAAGACATGCAGAACGAGTAAATGCAATAAAGAGGAAGGTAAAGTAGAATGGTAGACGTTAAAATTTCTGAGTTAGGAGAATTAACATCAGTAGCATCATCAGATGTATTAGCCATTGTTGACGACCCATCGGGTACACCAGTATCAAAGAAAGTAACAGTAGCAAATCTACTAGCTGGTTTATCATCAGTAGATGCAGACAGTACAACAATTTCAAACTTAGAAGTAGATAATTTTAAAGCATCAGCAATAGTAATTGAATCAGAAGGAATATCATCAAATGATAATGATACAACAATACCTACATCAGCATCAGTTAAAGACTATGTTGATTCACAAATAGCAACAGAAGATACAATAGCAGAATTAAACGACACAACAATAACATCAGTAGGAGATAATGAATTATTACAATATGACAGTACATCTAGCACATGGATTAATCAAACATTAGCAGAAGCAGGAATACAAGGAGCATTAACTTTTGGTATTGCTGATAATAACGCAGTAGAAATTGACGGTTCAGGTACAGCATCAGGTGAATATGCAAAATTCACAGCAAACGGAATAGTTGGTGAGGAAGTTGCAGACGTTAAAACAGATTTATCATTAAACAATGTAGAAAACACAGCACTTAGTACATGGGCAGGAACATCTAACATTACAACACTAGGAACTATTGCAACAGGAACCTGGGAAGGTACAGATGTTGGAATTACTCACGGTGGTACAGGTGCATCAACAGCACAAGCAGGTATTAACGCATTAACAGCAGTATCTAGTGCAACAAACGAACATGTATTAACAAAAGATACATCAACAGGTAACGCAATATGGAAAGCAACATCAACAGTAGGAGCAATAAACGATTTATCAGATGTAACAATAACAGGTGCATCAAAAGGTGACATTGTAGTCTATAATGGAAGTGCATGGGTTGATTTAACTGTAGGAAGTAACGGTTTAGCATTAAAAGCAGATTCATCAACAGCAACAGGTTTAACATGGGGTACAGCAGGTGGAGCTACATTATTACATACTTATACAAACAGCACATCAACATCAGCATTAACTAATTCATCAAACGGTGTAGCCTATGACGTAGGCACCACAGTAGCATCACAAGCTTCTGGAAGTGGTAATCGTGATATTTATATTCGTAAAATCGATACAAATAATGAAGGAGTATTTGCATTGGTTCACAAGAATGGCTCAATAGTAGAAGTACAAGTGGCATAATGGTCGAATATTTATCAGGTGGAAGGATTCAAGGAAGTTCTACATCAACATCAGCACCACCAGCTACATCATGGAAAGAATTAGGAAGAACAACATTAAGTAGTGCAGGAAGTAGTATAGATTCAGGTACATTTACTGCCAAAGATAATATTATGGTGTTAGGTCATGTTATAGGTGCAGCCGCACAACCACGTATGACATTTAGATTTAATTCTGATTCAGGTTCCAATTATGCTGATAGATATTCTAATAATGGTGGCACAGATGGTACGAATACAAGTGCTTCGTTTATTTATGCTTCCGAAGCAGACCAACAACAAGGTGGTTTTGTTGTCATGGATATTATAAATAATTCAGCACAGGAAAAATTATGTGTTGGTCATAGTGTTAGGACTGATTCAACAGGTGCAAGTGCACCTAGTAGGTATGAATATACAGGTAAATGGACAAACACATCTAATCAAATAACATCAGTGCAACTTAATACCCATGCAAATAACTGGAATTCGGGTTCAGAGATAGTCGTACTAGGATATGATAATGATGAAGCTGATAGTGGCACAAACTTTTGGCAAGAATTAGCTAGTGTGACAGCAGGTGGATCATCTACTAATTTATCAAGTGGTACATTTACAGCTAAAAAATATTTAATGTTTGAAATATATTCAGATGGCACAGGTGGCGATACTAATATGACATTCAATAATGATACAGCGGGTAATTATGCTTGGCGAAGGTCAATTAATGACGGTGCAGAAGATACAGGAACAAGTGTTAGCAACTTGGGTAATATACACTATGTTGGTTCATCAGGTGTTGCAGGATATACAACCTTCTTTGTTATCAATAAATCTGATAAAGAAAAAATAGGTATTTGTGAAGGATTACATCAGAATAGTGCAGGTGCAGGAACAGCACCTGATAGAACAGAAGCAGTAATCAAGTGGGCAAACACCTCTGCACAAATTACAGAAATAGACATTGATTCAACAAGTGGAAACTTCAATTCAAAATCTTTCATAAAAGTATGGGGTGCTGACTAATGGTAGGTACATGGCAAAGATTAGCTCATGTTGAATTAAGTAGTGCTGGTGATACTATTGATAGTGGAACATTCACAGCTAAAGAAAACCTTAAAGTGTTAATCTATATCAAACCTGACGGAAACACATATAGAAATATTACATTTAACAATGATACAGGTTCAAATTATACAACTAGATATTCACTTAATGGTGGTTCAGATTCAACAGAAACATCAATTACAGCAATAGCAGTTTGGACTGATAAAGATCAACCAACAATGTATACCCTTAATATTACAAACATATCTGATGAGGAAAAATTAATTATTATGGAAGAAGTGGCAACAGTTTCAGGTGCAGGAAATGCCCCAACAAGATCAGAAACAGTAGCAAAATGGACTAATACTAGTAGCCAAATAACATCAATTAAAGTTACAAATTCTGATGTAGGCGACTTTGATACAGGTTCATACATAACCGTACTAGGAGCAAGTGGCGATACTGTCACAGATGAAAAAACTACACTAACAAACGTACCAGCAAATACACGTTATGAAGAGACAGATACTCGTAAGATATACCGTAGAAAAATTAACACAGGTTCAGGGT